AGTCGTCAATCGCGTCTTCTGGCAATATGAAGTTAAAAACTGCAGGGAATCAAACAGTAATAGTATTAAAAGATCAGTATACTTCGCTTCAGGGCGATACTCGTACTCGTAAGAAAGCTGGATCAATCGACTATACATGTTCAACCGATACCAGAACTTCTATGAATGATTGCACAGTAATATCATGATAGTCGGAGAATAATCATGTCTCTCATAACTCCAGAAATTTTAGCTAGGTTGACGTCGACCGCAGCGACTCCGCAAACTACGAGCTCGACTGCTATAACGATTCCAACAGATATCGATCCAACAGCTGCGAGTGCTCTAATCCCAGCTGCACCATGCGGATTAGATAGTAATATGGAAGGTCTGAAGGGTTTAATCGATGGATTGAAGTCTCAGCTTAGTGAATTGACTTCTGGCGCTGGTGGAATTGCAGATCAGCTGAGTTCAATTGGCGGAGATCTTGCCGATAAGGTAAATGGGTTAGAAGATATTTTATCAAGCGCGATCGGTGAGATTAAACTGCCATCTCTAGAACTCGGTAGCGAAATATCGGAGTTGCTTGGCTCTTTCGGCTCTGGAGACTCGCTTGGCATTGCAGATAAGATTGCATCGATACGAGCAAACTTTCCGGACTTCGATATTTCTGTAATGCTAGATAAGCTATCTTTTACATCTGAGATTGAATCGTTACGAGCAAGCTTTCCGGACTTCGATATTTCTGGAATGCTGGATAAGCTATCTTTGGGAACATTCAATCCATGCACTGATATTCCAAACTTGAAGATCATTGACGGTAAGGTTGTGGAAGATGCAATTGCAGCTGTTGCACCTGCACTCGATGCAGTGAAAGCCGCGATTCCTGCTGAATTGCCTATTCCAACGAGCCCACCTTTCCCTATTGCAAGATTCATAGAAGGCTATGCGCCAGCTATTGCAAGCGCTCGTCCGGCATTACAGGCAGCTGCAGCTAAATACGGTGAGCGCATTGCAGAGGCTGAGCCTGCATTGGAAGCTGCTATTGCAGAGGCTGAGCCGAAATTGAAGGCAGCTATTGCAGAGGCTGAGCTGGAATTAAAGGCAATAATTGCAGATGCTGAGCCGAAATTGCAGGCAGCTATTGCAGAGGCTCAGCCGAAATTGCAGGCAGCTATTGCTAATTTCAAATTACCTTTCTGACGAGCGACAAGCTCTATTATACTACATTCTATAATAATGTCAAGCACTATTTTAGTGGAATGCACTAATAAATAGACGAAAGCCTGGAGAAGAAGTGCATGCCAGTTCCCACAAAACAAACGCTTTATCGGGACTTTGATCTCTCGTTTAAGGCTCATCCGGTCACAAAAGGATTGGTTATTCGCAAGAACGATAAAGCTGTTATTCAGGGTATTAGGAACCTGATTCTTACGGATAAGCTAGAGCGCCCATTTAGACCTCAGTTTGGTTCTGATGTACGAAAAAGACTGTTCGACAACTTCGATCAGGTGACTATTGCGGGCGTGAAGCATGATATAGAGTTGGCGTTTAGAAACTACAGTTCTCGTGCTGAGCTTCTAAATGTTGGAGTTTCCGCGAATCCGGATGGGGGTGAACTCTTTGTGACGATTATGTTCAGACCACTTAACACGACAGCTGTCAGTACGGCATCATTCACATTAGAGGCATTGCGATAATGACTGTAGATACTTCCCTTAGTGTGACTGGTCTGGACTTCGAAACCATTCGCGCTAATCTTCGAAATTATATGGCGGCGAGACCAGAGTTTGCAGACTATGACTTCGAAGATTCAGCTCTTGGTACTTTGTTGGATTTACTTGCATATAATACCTATTACATGGGATATTATGCCAACATGGCGGCGAATGAAGGATTCCTCGATACCGCGCAGTTGTATGAGTCCGTAGCCTCGCACGCAAAGGTACTAGGATATCTACCGTATTCTAATCAGGGTCCGACTGCTAATGTTAAAATCAGTTATACTTTGCCGGTTGCCAATTCCACACTTAGAGCCATCACTATAAGCAAGAACACTAAGTTTAAGTCGACCGTAAATGGAGTTGTATATTCTTTCGTAACACCAAAAGCATATACTGTTAGTGCGAATTCTACCAACGGATTCACATCATATCTTGATCTTGTTGAAGGAACCCTTCTTGTTCATAGATACCTATACACGACAGCAAACACCTCATTTGTTGTTCCAAATATCAGCGCGGATACCCGAAGCTTCGACGTTACTGTTACAACTTCAGGAAACACCCAAACATACCTGCAGGCATCAGATCTATTAACATCGAACAGCAGCTCTAAGATATATTTTATCGAGCCTGATCGCGGCGGAAAGTATAAGATTTCATTCGGTGATGGTTATGTTGGAAAACAGCCCGCATACAACAGCACGGTTTCTTTAACATATAGGGTTTCGAACGGCAGTCGTTCAAATGGCGCAAGAACCTTCACGGCAATTGGCTCGGTTGGGGGTTATTCAACATTTACTCTATCTACAATAGATGCCGCGACCGGTGGAGCTAGTCGTGAAAGCATTGAATCTATTCGATCAAACGCTCCTCGCGCTTATGAGGCACAAAATCGCGCAGTAACGATCAACGATTATTCGAGCATTATTCTAAAGAACAACACGGACCTGAGAGCGGTAAGTACGTGGGGTGGTGAGGATAACGATCCTCCAATCTATGGTAAGATATATGTTTCTGTTATTCCTTCGGAAGGAACTCTTATTTCAACAGACAGAAAAAATCGAATCAAGGAAAATATTCGGAAATACAATGTTCAGTCGATAGGCGTGGTGATTGTTGATCCAACATACCTTTATATCGTTCCTGACGTTTCTGTAAGATATGATCCACTCGCGACAACACTAAACGCACAAGACATTGCAAGTGCAGTCGCAACATCTATTGTTGCCTACGAGCAAACAAATCTGAACAGATTTGGAGATAAATTCCGTTTCTCGCAATTCCTACGCAGCGTTGACCTTTCGGATACATCAATCACGACAAGCAGTGCAGTCATTCGAGGTCAGAAACGGTTTGTAGCATCGACGGTCAGCGCGAATAGATATGTAATCAACTTCTATACAAGTATCCACCATCCACATGATGGTCATGTTTATGCGGTTTCTTCTTCTTCGTTCACATATAATGAATTGACAGCATATTTCGACGACGACGGTTATGGTAATCTTAGAGTGTACAGTTTAATTGGTAACGAAAGATCCTATATTAATTCCTCTATAGGAACTGTGGACTATTCTTTGGGAACAATTACAATCGATTCATTCCTACCAACAGCAACAGAGAATGCCAACTCAGAAATAAATATAACAGTTTCTCTCGACGATCCAAACGTATCAGGCATTCGAAATCAAATCATATTGCTTTCTGGTGCGACTATCTCTGTGTTCAATGACAACACAGGTCAGCGAGAAAATCTTCAATCGTCGGTTGCAACTGTGGGAGAGTCGACTACCTTGCTGCAGACATCATCCAGCTCGTCTGCGTCGTACTAAATGGCAATTGCATTTTCAGATGAGGTGTATCGTAAGATATCTCCTCTTATTGAGGCTCAGTTTCCTGGGTTTTTGCGCGAGAGTGGGCAGGATTTCGTTTCCTTTCTGTTAGCATATTATGAGTGGGCTGAACAAACTGGTAAACCCGTCGATGTTATTCGCGGGTTGCCAGACTATCATGACATCGATAGAACCCTAGATTCTCTGGTTAAATACTTTCACAAAGAGTTTATGTCAATTATTCCGAAGAATATATTGGCAGATAAAAGACTTTTGATAAAGTATATTCGCGAAATCTATCGTTCTCGTGGTTCAGAATTCTCTTACAGATTCCTATTTCGCATATTGTTTGGTAAAGAAATTGATATAATTTATCCTGGCGAACAAATTCTTCGCGCATCTGATGGTGTGTGGGTACAGGAACAAATCATCCGCGTCGCCGCACCATACACCGTAGTTCCTTTCGAGTTCGACAGCAAGACCCTCGAGGGCATTACATCCGGTGCTACTGGCAGAGTACAAAATGTTCTTCAGAAAACCCTCAACGGCGTTTCTGTTTGGGAAATTACGCTAGAAGGCGTTTTAGGAACATTCACAGACGGCGAAGTTGTACGAGACACAGATGGAAACACAGCAACCATTTATACTGCATCAGGATCTCTCACCGATATCAGATATACAGATGGAGGTGCTGGTCACTCTGTTGGAGATATCATTTCATTTTATTCCGATACAGATTCGGGAACCGCAGCTGTCACTTCGGTTGTTGATAATAGTGCCGCCACCATAAGAATTACCAGAGGCGGAAATGGATATACCGTTGGTGCAAACACCATATTTACATTCACGGGAGGAACAGGCACTGGACTTTCCGCAACAGTAATTGGTATCAGTAATACAGAAATTCTTTATGTGTCATTTACGGATACCATCAATTCTCTGAAGAATGTTCAGCTTAACAAAGGAATCAGATTTGTTACTGGTGGGTCGAATACTAGTGCCGTGTCAACGAAATTAGCTCTGGCTAATGTTTCTTCTACTCTGGAGAGCGCGTTGGCGTTTCAGACGGTTACTGCTGGTTCGATAGATACAGTTCGAATTGATAGCCCTGGTAAAAATTATACAACACTTCCTACCACTATAAATGCATCGCAGGCAGCTGTTGCAGCTGCATATTCTCGTCCAGGAATTCTTGCAAGAGGCAATAATGCCACATTCACAGCCGAAAGAGTTTCTGGTTCAATTATTTCTGTTCGAATCCTGACTGGTGGTGCATCCTTTACCGATGGGCAGACTATCACTAGTATTAATCTGACTAGGGGTTCTTATCTTCAAACTTCAAATTCGTATACAGATCTTCAGGGTCAGGAAAGGGCTGTATATAGATACAGCACATATTCCCCAGTAGGGTCGCCAAGTACTGGTCGTAGTCTAACCGCAGTTGTCAATATAGGTGGTCGTTATGTTGGAACAACAGGATTCTTAAGTTGGGATAATAGGCTTCAAGATAACTATTATTATCAGGCATTTTCATATGAAATTAGAATAACAGAAACTGTTGACAAGTATCGTGATATTCTTAAGAAACTGTTGCATCCTGCAGGAACGAAATTCTTTGGCGCGTACAATATAGACTCATCAGTAGATCTTGGTCAGCATCTCGATTTTATACAAATCATTAATGCCATATATAACTCGGCAATGGCAGAAACCATTACAGTCACAGATACTCCTTCTGCAGTTGCATCGTATCCAGGCGCTGGCGCGGATACTATCACGCTCACCGAAACTCCTTCTGCAGTCGCATCGTATGCAGGTGCCAAGACAGAAACCATTACAGTCACAGATACTCCTTCTGCAGAAAGATTCGTACAATATCAAGTCGGCGTACAAAGAACACAGGTAAGCATTACGACTGCATTCGATACTATCACGCCTTATGCTTCTCTGACAATAACAGCGTACTCTGGAATACCGATCGGCGCTCTCGACGGAACAACGAGACTTGTGACGGCTGTTGTTGGAGCGACGACATTCGCAGACGGAAATCTCAAGGCAACGACAGGATCCATCTCTGTCAGTATCCCAAGCTCGAATCTGTTGTTCACTTCGCCGCATCCCGGCGGAACGGAAGGTACAACAATATTCTCTGTCAACACTATCTTCTCCAACTCAGCATTTACGATTCGAACGTCATTCCCATCTGAGTCGGCGAATGCTACATTTAAGTACAGCGCAGCCTAAATCGCATATAAATACCAATAACACAACCACTCTCAGCTTAGGAAAATGTTAAATGCACAATGAAAATGTTACTATCGGGGATTGCATCGCTGCTACAGTAATTCGCGGCGGCGGTTCCCAGGATGAATTTTTTCTGAGTGGATTCTATACTGCCACCTGCGTCGACAAAGACGGCAATATAAAGTGGTCGGACACAATCCAAAACACCGTCACGACAGTCGGCAAGAACAGCATTCTTGACGTATATCTTGGCGCTTCTACTCAGATCACATCCTGGTTTATGGGTCTGATCAGCTCGACAACATTTTCGGCAACTGCCGCTGCAGACACAATGGCTTCGCACGGTGGATGGTTGGAAGCTGGGATTGCCAACACTCCAACATATTCACAGGCTGCTCGCCCAACAACTGCGTGGAGCGCGGCTGCTTCCGGCAGCAAGGCACTTTCATCTGCTTTGGCGTTTAGTATCACAGGTTCCGGAACAGTAAAGGGCGCATTCTTGAATTCTGTTTCAACAAAGGACGGCACATTAGGAACTCTTTATTCTGCTGGCGTGTTTACTGGTGGCGATAAGGTTGTTTCAAGCGGCGATACCGTGAATGTCTCTTATACCGCAACCGCTTCTTGACTCTGGGATAATTTTGTAATATGCCAACAAGTGCAGTCACCAGAAGATTTCGGGCAATAAGCGCCGACGGATTCTATAAATCGCTGACTGGAACGGCTGAGGGGCAAACTCTCATCCTTGGCACGTTTGCGAACACAAAATCTCTCTATGTTGCAAATGGAACAACCTTTGTTCGCGGTGCTTCATCCAACACCACGGCGCAGGTCACCTTTTTCAGTTCAACGAAGATCGTTGTTAGTAATGTAAATTCAACGGCAGGATTTACTACAGGAGAATTTCTTCGTGTTAGAAATAGCAATGCAATCACGGGTCCGCTGGTTGGCAACTCTACTGGTGGGATTGTTTCAACCAACACACCATCAAATCCTTTTTCCAGATATTACATGTTTATTGGCAAGATCAGCGCCTGGGCGAACGCGAACTATCCACCAGATGTGAATAGTTCAACTCAAAGCGAACAGTTCGATTACTATCGCGACATGATTGCTATGAAAAGAATCAAATCTAGCGATATTACATTTGCCGCAATACGAAATACTTGGACTACTGGTACTGTATACACTCAATATACAGACACAAATACAACCTTGGCTAGTTCAGTTTTTTATGTTATCACCACAGCTAAGAATGTATACAAGTGTATCGATAATGATTATGGCGCGACCTCGACGGTTGAACCAACAGGAACATCTAGCTCTATTATAACAACGGCTGACGGATATCGCTGGAAGTATATGTATTCTCTTTCAAATGCCGATCACACCAAATTTATAACTACTGGATACCTCGCAGTAAAGACGCTGACAAACAATGATAACAGCGCTCAGTGGACTATTCAACAGGCTTCTGCAAATGGTGCCATTCATCATATTATTGTCGCTAATAGCGGCAGCGGATATTTTCTTTTAACCAATACTTTTACAACGGTTTCTTCTAACGGAACATCCTTCACAATTAGTGGCGCGGGGGGGGTTTCTTCTGGCGATAGTACATATGCCAATTCTTCTATCTTCATTTCTGCTGGTACTGGTGCAGGTCAGGTCCGTAAGATCCTTACTTATACTGGTTCTACGAAAACACTGACAGTAAATAACGCATTTTCACCGGTGCCGACTACTGGATCGACGTTTGTTATTGGTCCGACTATAATTGTCAAGGGTGATAGCGGAGCAACTGTTTCTAGGAGAGCAACCGCATATGTTTCTCGCCCAATGAATCAGACAGCTGGAATCAGTCGCATTACATTAATTTCTGAGGGGCTGCACTATTCTACTGCAAACGTGTCATTCAATTCATATGTTGGTTCTGGGGCACGTGCGACACCGATCATTTCTCCACCAGGAAGTCATGGTTCTGCAGGCGCGGGCAGCACGGGTGGGCACGGCTCGGATCCGGTCGCGGAACTATACGGCGAAAATATTATCATGAATGTTCAGCTTATTGGTATCGAAGGAAACACTTTTCCAGGAAATAACGAGTTTAGAACAATCGGTATCCTGAAAGATCCTCTACTTCGATCAGGAACTTCAAATTATGCGAATTCTTCTGTGATAGATCTGACGCATCGTCTGGTGGTGACTTCCGTCAGTGGCGACTTTACTGCGGATGAAAGCGTGACTGGTGGAACGAGTAAGGTTATGGGTAAACTTGTGTATTTTGCCAACACCAATGGCGCGCGAACGGCTGGAACTCTTAAGTTGATTCGAATTTCTACGTCTGGCACCGGTGGGTATTTCTCTGTAGGGGAAACTGTAACTGGCTCAGTTTCAGGAAAAACTGCTATTATATCCAGTGCAACTCGTCCTGCAATAAAAGAATTCACTGGAGATGTTATCTATATGCAACACCTTGCTCCCGTCACTCGCGTTTCAGATCAGACAGAAAACGTAAGAGCAGTACTAAAATTCTAATAAGGAACCTGAAATATGGCATATGAATCGAACACTGCGCCTATAGTAACGGATCTTAATGTAGATCCATACTATGATGATTACAATGAAACAAAGAATTTTCATAGAATCCTTTTTCGTCCAGGTGCGGCTGTTCAGGCGCGAGAACTTACTCAGACTCAGTCCATTTTGCAAAATCAGATTTCACGGTTCGGCGGCAACATATTCAAAGAAGGAAGTTCGGTTCGTGGGTGTGAGCAGAGTATCGATAGACGGTACGATTCCGTAAAGCTTCGGGATAAGTATGGCGCCAATACGATCACGGTCGGAAACTTTCTAAACAAAACACTTAAGGGCAACACTAGTGGTGTTATCGCCACCGTAGTTAATGTCAACGACGGCTCTCAGGCTAATGGATATGGTCTGGGTTGGAAAACGCTATTCGTTAAATACTTGTCGGGAAACACAACAACGGGCTTTTCTAAATTTGCCAATAATGAAATTCTTAGAGTTGTCACAGCCCCAAACAACTCTGCCTTTAAGGCAAACACTATCACTGCTGCTTTGAGTAACACTTATGGTTGCACGGGCATAGGAACTGCGATTACAGTTGGAGCTGGTGTCATTTTCGCGAAATCAAACTTCATTCGTGTCGCTGAACAAACTTTAATTCTCAACAAATACGGCATCGCAGCGACAAGTGCTCGAATTGGATTCACTATCAACGAAGATATCATCACGTCTAGCGACGATGAAACTCTTCTTGATCCAGCAAGTGGTTCATATAACTATGCGGCTCCTGGAGCGAATAGGCTGAAACTCTCCGCAGTGTTGACTAGGAAGAGTCTGACTCAGTCTATCTCAAACAATTTCATTCAAATTGCTGAGATTAAGTCTGGTGTTCTTCAGATGAAAAATGAGCTTCCGCAGTATGCTGCCATTCGGGATTATATAGCAAAAAGGACTTCTGAAGAGTCTGGCAATTATATCGTGCATGGATTTCATCCAAGAGTCAGAGAGCATCTGAGATCTGGTAACAATCAGGGTCTTTATCTTTCTGGAGGCACGCCTATCGGCAATAATGAACTTATCGTAATTTCTGTGGAACCAGGTAAGGCATATGTGCAGGGATATGATGTTGGTTTTCTGGCTTCACAGGCGGTTCCCATCGATAAGGGCATTGATTTTCTAAACGTCAATGATAGTGTTATCTATGCGGACTATGGCAACTATGTGATCGCAAATAATGTTATTGGAAACTGGGATCTAGAAACCCAAGACCGTGTTTCTCTGCGTTCTGCAGCTCATTTCAGTGTTGCAAACGCAACATTTTCTACGACAGACTTTTCTGGCGTGTCTATTGGAACAGCACGTGTTCGCGGGTTCGAGTATTATGCTGGCACTCCTGGAGATCGTGGAGCTCAGTATAAAATATATCTCACCGATATCAATATCACCACAGCGGGACAAGCTTTTTCTGGTGTTCGATCTATCGGATATACCGCAACGGGAGCTGGCTCCGGTGGATACGCAAACGGTAAAGCAGATCTAGTTTCGAGTTCTCTGAATGATACAGCTCAGGACCGCGCTGTATTTCGTCTCCCAGCTCGGGCAGTCAGAAGCGTAAGAGATTCTTCAGGAGGTTCGGACATCAATTTCTCTGCATACAGAGAATTCGATACATCATTCTCTTCTGGTGTTGCCACACTCACTCTAACTGGAAACGAGACATTCGCGGGCACTGGTGTTCTAAGTGATACTCTTGCTCGTGGATATTACGTGGTTATGCGTGAATCGGCGAACACCTCCACATTGACGGGAACTGTTTCCGTCACCAACGCCAGTAATACGGTTACTGGCACTGCCACTCAATTCATTAAACAGATTAATGTTGGCGATGTTCTTAGGATATCAAATACTGGCAGTGCGGCGCACATAGTCACATCTATCACGAGCAACACCTCACTAAAAGTGTTAACAAATGCTGCTGTTACCAGAACAGGAATGTCGATCTTTAAGAGCTTTATCAAAGGTCAGGTCCTCGACATGGGCGGCGTTGGTAGAACTGGAGATCGCGCAGTTACTGTTGTTTCAAGCACTTCCACAACAGTCGATTGCAAGGAAACTTTTGGAACTCCAGTGGCTCCAGTTATGTCAGTTATTGCTAAGATTGCAAAGGCGGATGTCGCTGAAGCCACAAAGGCAATTTCTCGCGACAAGTTTGTTCAGCTTAGAATTGGAACTAGCGGCTCCGGAGGATATACAGGGAACACAGCTGGACCTTGGCCATTAGGTGTCTCAGACGGATTTAGACTCGTTTCGGTCCGTAAGCAGGCAACGACTAAGTTCACCAGCACTACCTCTGGTGCCGACGTCACAACACACTTTACTCTCGATTCTGGTCAGAGAGATAGTTTTTATGATCACGCCCAGCTTGTCAAGAAGCCGACTAGTGGTTTGACGATTAGTGCTGGAGACTTCCTACTTGTGAAGCTAGATTACTTCACACATGCGAGCCGAGAGAACGGATATTTTGATTTCAACTCATATCCCGTCAGCGATAGCACAGCTGGCTCGGATACATCAAAAATATACACATACGAAGTTCCAATATTCACTTCTCCTCTAGATGGTTCTTCATACGATCTGCGCGATAGCATCGATTTCCGCCCACGCGTAACAGATACTGCAAACAGCACAACATCGACTACAAATATCTCGACCAATCCACTAGGTCTTAATACTAATGTATTGAAAGCAGCATCGAGTTCATTTGACAAACCTTCTGGCGGTCTGAAGTTCCCACCACCAGCAACCACATTTACCTCGGACTTCAGCTATTACCTGCCTCGACACGATCTTATTGTTCTCAGCAAGGAAGGCGCTCTTAATTCTGTTCGCGGTTCGTCTTCTCTGAATCCACAATCTCCTCCGCAGCCAGAGGATAATATGACGGTTGCCGTGGTTTCTATCGCGCCGTATCCCTCACTCCCCGATGAGATCGCTCGTCGTGCTGGTCGTCAAGATTATGCGAATGGTCTGCGAACAGTAAAGAATGAACGATTCACAATGCGAGACATTGGTGCCATTCGAGATCGCGTCGATCGTATAGAATACTATACGTCTCTTTCGTTGCTTGAACAACAGGCTCAAGCCACAGCGTTGCAAGATACCAACGGCATTGATCGGTTTAAGAACGGCATTCTGGTCGATTCTATGACTGGGCATAATGTCGGTAACGTGTATGATCCAGACTATGCTATCGCGATTGATCCCGCAAGACGAGAAGCTCGCCCATCGTTTAAGCTTGACAACATCGAAATGTTTTACAATACAGCTAATAGTGCCAACGTTGTTAGAACAAACGTAACGGTGTCTGGAGTTTCACGAGATCAGATTCTTGTTATTCCAAGCAATAATACATATACTGATGGCGAGACTCTTACCAGTGGTGGACAAACCGCAACGTTGCGGTTCCAAGTCGGAACCAAACTGTATATCGAAAACGCAACCGCAAACTTTGCAGCTGCTGCTGCAGTGGTCGGCGGAACTAGTGGCACCTCATGCAATATAACTTCAGTGACAGCAACGACTCCTGGTCGTGCGATTACCCTGCCATATACACACGAAAAGGTTATCAGTCAGCGGTACGCGACCACAACGCGAAATATAGCAGGGCTTTTATATAACTGGCGAGGCGTCACTACTCTGACTCCGCGAGATGACTACTGGGTCGATACAGTTAATCAGCCAGAAGTTCAGATTAACATAGATAACAATTCTCTCAATTGGCAGGTATTGGCGAATGCATGGGGAACTCAGTGGAGTTCGTGGGAAACTGTTATAGGTGCACCAGTCGCTGTTGGGTCGCCGACTGAAGTTATTACGGGCGTCAGCTCGGATGGAAGTAATTTGATCACTAATTTTGGGATTTCGCAAGATTACTCGACGACAACGACATCTACTCAAACTGGAAGCAGTCTTGGTGTATCTTTCACACAACAGACTCAAACTATCGGAAGTGTGGTTCGGGATGTGAACATTCAGCCGTTCATGCGCTCGAAACTCATTAAATTCTCAACTGTTGCGATGAAACCTTCTACAAGACTGTATGCGTTTTTCGATAATGTTGATGTCACTCAATACGTCACGCCAACAAATTCTTCCTACGCTAACACTGCAAATGAGGGATCGAAACTAACTTCTGATTCATCAGGTAATGTATATGGAATATTCAGACTGCCAAATGATTCGAGCAGACAATTTAGAGTGGGAGAAAAGATTTTCAGACTTTCTGATAATCTCAATAATTCTTCGATTATAGGATCCGTTACGACTTCATCTGAGGCGACATATTCCGCCTCTGGTCTACTTCAAAATAAGAATAACATAACATTCGGAACAACACACGCGGAGCTTTCTGTTCAGGTTCATAGACGAGCTTCCAGTACTGTGGGTCTCAGCACTGTAATTTCTCCTGGAGGGCAATCAATTGTTGCTCTGCCGATGTCTGGCAGGTCCGAGCAATCAGAGAGACAAGAAAACTCCGACGACACCGAAGACAATCCCGACAACAAAGACGTCACCTGCGGCGGCAACGAACCG